CTTTGGGGGTCTCTGGACTATCAGCGATGGTAGTCCTCGAGTTTTCGTCCGATCTTGCTGCCGTCTGGCAGCATTTGGACGTTCTTGTACTCCGGTGCTTTCACCGGTGTACTTTTACGTCCTTAATGGGACGTCTGTTCAGTTGCTGTGCAGGACATTTTTATGTCCCGCTGAACAAATCAAATGGAGGCTAGATATGAGAGATCTGGGAAAACGATTTCGAAGTAAGGTGATGCCCGGTTCAACCGGACCCGTCCGCCTGGGCCAAATGTGGTACCAGTGGGGTGGGGTTTGGCGGTCCGTTACAAGTCTCTATCAAGAGGCTTTTAATGGTATTCCCGACCAAACAGCATTTTCACCTTCGAACTACCAAACTAGCCGAGGAGACTATTGTTGGGATGATACCCATCAAGGTCCCCCTTGGACAAGCGGTGGTCCGTTTTCGAAAGTATCGGTAATTTTCCCGGAAAAACAAGTCATAGGTGAGGGTATATACGAACGTCCGGGCGTACCATTTCCGTTGTACGCCTTTGGCTGGTTATACGCTCAGTGGAGAGGTGGTTTCCAGTTGAAAAACATAGAAACCTGGGATTTAATGAAGCCATATTATGGCAACATATCCTATCTCCTCAACACGTCTACTGACTTGAACTCATGGGGTCCTGGTGCGTGGGCTGCCACTGCACCGAGAATGGAAGCCGCTTCAGCATTTGTGGCCCTTAGAGAATCTAAGGATCTTCCACGGATGCTCCAAACATCCGCTTCAGGGTTCCGAGATACTTGGAACGCTTTGGGCGGAAATGGAATGAGCGCGTCAATGGCACCTAAAAAGGCCGCTGATCACTTTCTCAACCATGAATTTGGTTGGCTCCCTTTTCTTTCCGATCTTGGCAAATTCAAATCTGCCTTTGATAATACTGCCGCTTACATGTCCCGTATGGGACATGGCAACGGTCAGTGGAAAGTATATAGGAGGACCCTTGTTGACGAGACCGCTTGGCACACTATTCATGAAGGTGATGAATGGGTAGTAAACCCTGAAAACAACTTCATGACCAGCCACTTATGTGGCGGGCAACCACCCAAACTAAAAGTATCAGAGCGGATTTCCACTTTGATAACTAGTTCTGGGTCGTTTAAGTGGTTCAAGCCGGATCACGATATGACGTCAGCAGGCTATAATGGCCCGCTTGCGACACTCGGTCGTCAAATGACGATGTACGGAGCTCGTATTAGTCCGTCCAACGTCTGGAGATCTACGCCTTGGACTTGGCTCATAGACTGGGGACTCAATGTCGGTCAAAATATTGACCGTGTCACTGAATATCTCCAGGATGGAGTCGAGTGCAAATATTTATACGTGATGGCCCACGACATTAGGACTTTGCGTTTTGAGCAAATTCTCCAAATGCCGAATGGACCATTGACGTTAACTTATGATCGAGTAATCGAGATTAAGCAACGTCAATCGATAAATAACCCATTTGGTCTCGGCCCGCAAGGGAATTTTGGACCCTTGCGTCTTGCTATCTTGGCGGCCTTAGGTGTGTCTGGACGCAGTCCTGGCCTACGGGTCGGCGCTTAGGCTTACATCTCACCCCAAGGTAATCTACTGGATGGCTTCTTAGATCTTGATAATTCGGAACTATCAAGACGCATTCAGTTAAACTCCGTAAAAACTCAGGAGGTCAACTTTGGCATTAGCCGATCCACAAACTGTAACTGTAAATTCTGTTGCAAAAACGCTCGCTTTGATCGTAAAGGAGGGTCGTAAATCGACCTACCTAACGAGTGATGGACTGTTTGAATTAACAGTCTCTCATCAACCATCAAAAGACCGAGTTCGGTCTCAGATGCAAATCGTGCAAAAGGCAATCGTTGCTGACCCCCTTACGGCGGTCAACGATTACGATTTCCTTAAGTTTTACTGTGTCTTTGATCACCCCAACGCGGGGTTCACCTTAGCACAGTCACAACAGCTTATAGCCGCATTTCAAGTGTGGCTTGATTCCACGATGGTTGGAAAGATTGTCGGTCAAGAGTCGTAATGACTCTGATCGACGAAAATCCCTTACAAGGGAAATCTACCACATCGTTTGTGCAGCCAGCGTCAGATCCAGGTAATGGGTTTGAATCTGAGCTGTTTACCATCAGTTTGCCCGTTCTTACGGGACAGGTTGATATAGTCGTAATGATTCGAGCGAAGGATAACAATGTCTTAGAACTGTTGATTTTTATCATCAGCTTGAGGGCGTTGCTATCTAAGTTTGAATCAAAGTGACTATCTCGCCAAAGCTTGATATCGGCCTCCCTATTATAGGAAGGTGATATGAAAAGCAAGGCAACTGACTATCTCGAGTTGATTACAGCGATCTATATAGATAGCTGTAATCGGTGTACCGCTGATGTCTTCGATTTACGTGATATCCAAACGTTGGTATCACGGACCAAATATGAGGGTATGTCGTTTTTAACGATAACCCTTCCGCAGTTTGCAAGTGACTTTGAAAAGTCACTTGAAGCTGGGTGTATTGACCCAACATACTTCAGTTCTTTCAAGAAGTATGGGTGCAACCCCGCATTTTTGCGAGGCCTTACCGGTCAAATATTTGATCAGAAGACAGGGAGGATTTACAATGACAATTCAATCGAAACCTCGGTCATTATTGAAGGAGTCAGACAAATTTGTCTGTCCTTTAAGAAGATCGAAATTGAGTGCTCCCCAAAAAGGAGTGCACAAGCGATTAAATCGTTCATCGATCTCGAAGCTTCTCTTAAGACGTTTTCGTTCCAGGAGGAGGATGTCAGCAGGTTTTCTGCTGTATCTTCTATGCTCTGGGATAATCTATTGCGTGGATCATTCCACTCAGATAGGCTATCTCCTCGGCATGGTCCTGGAACAACTGCTGAAGGTATCCAGGGTAACCTGAAATACACTTGGCAGTCGTGGCATGAGCGCCTTGAGCCTTACTTCCCCATTGTTGGGTGTGCATATCCACTTGGACTGCCACCCGACTCTGAGGAGCTCAATTCGTTAACGCTTATACCAGAGGATAAAGAATCACCTGTAAAGGTAGTTTTTGTCCCCAAGACGCTTAAGAGTCCCCGGGTAATTGCTATTGAGCCGTGTTGCATGCAATACACGCAACAAGCCATTAGATCTCTCCTTACGGAGTTGATCGAAAATGGTGCTGTCACAGGTGGACACATAAATTTCAGTGACCAATCTGTGAATCAACAGCTAGCTTTAACCTCTTCTAAGACCGGACTATTGGCAACAATAGATCTTTCTGATGCGAGTGATCGTGTTCCACACGCACTTGCGATGGAGATGTTTCGATCAGATCCTGATCTTCAGGACGCTATTGAAGCATGCCGGTCCAGATCCGCAGTTTTGCCTGGTGGAGTTTTAATACCCCACTTAAGCAAATTTGCGTCGATGGGAAGTGCTTTATGCTTTGTTGTGGAAGCCATGTATTTCTACACAATTTGTGTAGTGGCTGTCCTTCAACATTGCAATCTCCCTGTGAGCCATCGTAACTTGAAAATAGTTTCGAATGGCATCCACGTATATGGTGACGATATTATCGTCCCTAGTACGTATGCGGTATCTGTACTTGCAGCTTTGCAAAAATACAATTGCAAAGTGAATAACCGCAAGACTTTCGTTACTGGAAAGTTTCGAGAATCTTGTGGGATTGACGCCTACGACGGGTATCCGGTTACACCGGTATACATTCGTCAAGAACGTCCAAGTAACAGACGGCAAGCGAACCAGCTTATATCTTGGGTGGCTACCGCTAACCTATTCCAAAAGAAAGGTTATTGGAGGACCACTGACTTGATGTTTAGATATATCGAGTCGATAACAGGGCCTTTGCCTTTGTTACCCGAAAGATCAGCTGGACTCGGCCGTAGTTCACTTGATGGTTGTGAAACCATCACTTCTATGAGATCGCGTTCCTCCACTAGGTGGAATGTATCTCTCCAACGTCTCGAAGTTCGGGCGTTGGTTCCTAGTCCAATATATCACACTGATATATTGGAGAATTACGGTGCCCTGATGAAATCTTTTCTTCGACTTGAACAGGCATTCAGCCTGGACGAGCCCGTTGACAAGAGGCATCTGGGTCGATCCGTACGGCGCGGCGCTGTAGCACTAAAACGTCGCTGGCTCCCTACACTGTAGGGAAAATTCGCCCTTAATAGGGGCGGGGAGGGGGCTTCCGTAGGCATGCCCAAAAGGCAGCTCACGGCAGTGCAGGCCCCCCTGCC